TATGCCTACTAAATCTGTTTGGCCTGCGTATAATCCTGGGTAGTACAAAGTACACTCTGTACCATAAAATTCTGTAACATTAGATAATCCACTTTGTATAACTTGTAATGCCATATTGTGTGCTTGTTTACCAACTGTTGTTTCATCAAGATAACCCTCACCCAATACATACTTCTCTAATATCTTGTGCATAGCAGTCCCACGCGTTGCTGCTTCATCCATTATCCGCGCTGCACTGTCCTCGCCCACTCGTTCTCGCCACGCTTTCAACGATTCGCGCTTCTCGGCTGATTGAGTTTGGTCCAAGATAGTCGTAACGCTCGGTAGTTTTTCTTTATCAAACACATAGTGTCGTTTACCTTCTATCTTCTCTCGTTGAGTCTTGGGGTATCTATAACTATTATTCTTTTTCATATATTTTTTAAATCCTTGATATCATTTAATTTATTTAACTTCTCTTGTTTTATCTCATAGAGCGGTGCGTAAGTTTTAAAAGAAGTTCCATCATCTCTTGTTCGAAGATCACCCTTATTATAAAAGTCAGCAGTCTCTAAAAATTTTTTCTTATCCAACCAACCACAAAGTTGTACGGTCTTTGTGTTACGATTTATATTTACAAATAACAAAACATCAGAAGATATTTCTTTTTGATAGCCAACAAAATTGTGTACCCAATCATCTCTCATATCGTGTTTACGAAGCATAGATTTTACATCTACCTTTTTATTATTTACTAAAATATCAGTATCAATTCTACCTTCATTATAATTAGGAGGATCCATTTCTAACAATCGATGCACAGTTAAATCTCCAATTAAACCTGTATATTGTTTTTCATAGTTACCATTAAATCCAGAACTACGGTTACCAAAGTTTTTATATTTTAAAACTTCAACTGCTTTTTGTCTGTCATCATTATTTATTTCTACATTAATCATTGGTTCCTCTCTGTTATCCACATTCTGTAATGATCTAAATTTACTACATTATCTTTCTTTTGTATGGTTGAATAATGTTCGATCACTTGTTGTATCTTACCTAACTTTACGTGAGCAAATGGAAATAATATACAACACACGTGAAAGCAATCTCTAAACACACAACGCCATCTATACTGCATTTTATGCCCGTTCTTTCTAGGTTTTTTATTTAAAGTACCACAACCTAAAACTTCTGTTAACCAAACTAAAACAGATTTATCAGTCATTGCAATCTCCATCGAGATTCTCCAACAATCATAGGTCCCTTTAGCTTTCTTTTCTTTGTATTTTTTGTAAGTGATAGTTCCTTCGCCATCAAATAATCCTGCAATGTACGCAGCTTCGGCCTCTGTCATTTCTTCTCCTTATATAAAGTCTCACTCTTATCATTGTAGCCATCATAATAATAACCTACAACTTCTTTACGATTATATTTCTTTTTACTTTCTACTTTTCTTTGTCTGTATTTTGGTGTTCGAAGGTCTTTGGCTACAGGATTCTTTTTCACTGTAGCCTCGCCAATGTTGCCATTGCGTTTAATTCCTCAAGTGTCGGTTCTTCTAATCGAAGTTCACCTTCTGATTTACATTTATCACACTGTACAATCATATCATAAACTTTGTTGTAACCATTCCCTTTGCACTTTGGACAAATGTATTTATGATTAACTACTTTTACTTTTGCCATTTGCTTTACCACCTTTGTTATCTAAAAAAAATCTAATAAGTCTTCCAATCATTTTTGACCGGGTCCTATTAGTTTTTGTTGCAAGTACACCCAATTGTTCCCAGTCAGTTTTGTTAACTGATAGAGATTTATATTTATTTGGATCTGCCATTGTGTTCCTTTCTTTGATTTGTTCTTCTCATATATGGGAATTTACAATAATAAAACAAGCCTTGCAAGTATTATTTTTTTAATATATTATTGTGATCTCTTCTCACACCTTTTGTTTGTTCGTCCCTTTCTTGGGACGGGCAGACAACTTTAGAATGATTCTTAAGTAACTATTTTGCCTTCGTCTTTTTTAGGAATACAAGTAAATTTAGGATACAACTGATTATTATTTATTTCTTCTTTAGTAAAATTACCTTCAGCATATATAATCTCGTAAGACTCTGATAGCCCTGCTCTGATACAGTCGTGATGATCTGGAAATACTTTTGGATAGTCTTTGTTGGTGTAGCACTCTCCGCTCATTGCAGAACAAATATAAACCGTCAATAAAAATTTCATTATTTCCCCTGGCCGCGATACTTCTTCCACGAACGACGTTTTGATTTATTCATTTTACATTTACTTGGAGTACGTCCAATCGATGTTTTATGAAAGATAGGTTCATGTGATACGTGATCTTTAAATTTTTTCGCCATCGTCGTCTAACCATTCCTTAACAAATGGTTTTGCTCCTTTAGGTGCTGTTATAACTGGTAGATAAGTTATCTTACCATTTATGTGTTGTTCTAAATCTGCTCCACAATTCATACACCTAAAAAAATCTCGGTCGATACCCACTAACATAGTGAACTGATCACACGTTGGACATTTACCGTTGACGACTTCTGCTTGAAATTTTATAGTTTTATTTTTTTTCATCAATCAAGTATTAACTTCTTAATTGAAAAAGATCCATCTATATTTGTCTCAAGTTCTGCTGAACCAGTATAGCATTTATAGGATACACTTTCTGAATATTGTCTCTCCGCCTGGCGCTTACCACGTAAACACGTAGCCATTGATTCTTGAATACGTGCTTCATTAATACTTCCATTAACAAACATAAGAAGAGCTACTACAGTTTCTATCATAGTATTTTACCTTTGTTGGTTCCTTGCTTTACAACGTATTTTTGTGTACCATGCTTGCCAGTTTCAACTTCTTTTTTTAAATTTTTTACAAAGCTCATTTGTTTAGCTTTCTTTTCCATATCTTCCAGATACTGTAAAATTTTTCTAGTTACTCGTTCCATTTTTATATACTATCTCTCTGTTGGCATCTTTTAATTCTTCTACATCTACTAATAATTTATTAATCTGACCTTCCATAAATTCTATTTTTAATTTATTACTCATGTTCATTTCAATATTTTTTTGTAGTTTTTCTACTTGTTTATATAGATCTTCGATTAACATGTACTGCTCCGAGTCCGCAGGAAGTGAACCTAATTGTCCTCTTGGCCATTTTATTCTAAAGTCTGTGTTCTCTGTTAAATCTTTCTCCATTAACTGAAGTCTAGTGTCTGCAATATTAAGACGCTCTACAATCTGAAAATAGCCCATGGTGCCGAGGGCGACGATTATAATCAGGGAGACTACCGTCTTCATAGGCATTTGCACGGCAGCCTCTTCTCCGATATGTAATGGTTTATTACTCATCTAGGTAAATACCCCGGTTCCATAAAGAAAGCCATTAGAACAAGTAATATAATTAAAGTTCCTGTAAAATAGTAATTCATTCCTGGCTACCTCTATATTCATAGCCAAGTATTTTACACTATTTGTCTTCTATTTTGTAGAACATTTTGTCCGTATCTTCTGTAATCCAACCTTGATTCTCAACATTCCATTCCGTAGTTTGAACCTTATAGTCTGGAATGTCGTTTCTAGTGGTAAAATTACTAATATTCCAAAGGATACGATTGTTAGGCTGAATAGCATAATTCCCATTATCAAGAGCAAGAACGTGTCCACACTTATGCTCGTGAGGAATCTCACTATGTTCAGTGTCCAAGATATTAGTTTCAGGATGACACCAATCAATCGTGAAGAGATACTCTCCAAAATATTCTTTTTTATCTTTTCCGAAATATTTACCGCGTTGGGATGTTAGATAACCAAAATGATGCACACTAGGATAATAACTAAAGCTATTCCACAGCTGAAGGGTGTCCACTTGCATATCTGGCACTGCGTTTCTGTCAAATTCTTTTTGAAAAAACGCTGATATAGGCAATCTAAAAAAGACCGCACCGTTTGGTAACATAATGTGAAATAGTGTTGCAGCTCCTGCCATAGATGCGAGCCCGAAGACAACACACTCTTCACTTTCTCCGTGATGTTTTTTAAAGTCATAAAGATACTCCTTTCGTACTTTACAATACATTGGTGGGATATCAGCATTCAATAAAGCCATTACTTAATATCGCCCCAATTTTCTCCTTGTTCGTAATCCACTTTGTTTGGAACTTTTAAATCTACTGCGGATTCCATTATGCTAATTATTTCTTCAGCTTTTTCTGGAGATTCAACAGAGATATCCACTTCATCGTGAATTTGTATGTGTGGTATTATACCATTTTCATACAATGCTACCATACTTTTTTTAGTCATATCTGCTGCACTTCCTTGTATTAATTTATTCAATGCTTTGTATGTAAACGCACGTTTAAGTGGTTCATCATATTCTTTTCGCGCTTGTTCTAACGGTAATGGTTTAAATATACCAAACTGTGTAGGTTGCCATAAATCAAAATGACACGCTCTACCAAGTAAAGTTCTAATCTTACCACGATCATTTGCTTTACGAGATACATTGTCCATTAGTTGTTTAACAAATGGTGCCTTTGTGTGATATTGTTTTATTAATTTTTCTGCAGATTCTTTCATCAAACCTAACTCTGCCATTAATTTATTTTTACCCATACCATACATCAAACCCAAGTTAATTGTTTTTGCTTGCTTACGTTCAATGCCTGCCATATCTGCAACAACCTGGTGAAAGTCTGCGTCACCTGCATTGTATGCATCTACAATTTCATCTACACCAGATAAGTTTTGTAACTTTGCGTAGTGCACTAAAATTCTAGGTTCTTGTTGTGAGTAGTCAAAAGATCCCCACGTAGTATTTTCTTCTGGAATAAAAATAGATCTAATCATTGGTCCTAGTTCTGGATGTCTTGCAGGAATTTGTTGTAGGTTTGGATTACTCATAGAGAATCTACCTGTCACCGTTCCGCCTGCATCTGATCTAATTTGATTTATGTCTGCGTGTATTCTACCATCAACTGCGTGTTTAGTTATTGAATCTATAAATGTAGTGTGAGCTTTGTTTATCTCTCTTGCATCTGCAATTAGCTTTGGTAATTCGTGTGGATGGTTTTGTAAAAAGTTTTTTGTAAAACTTGGTTCTTTACTTTTTTCTGTCCTGTCATACGGAAGTTTTAATTTATCAAAAGCTTTTGCGATACTTCGAGCTGCGTGTATTTCTACATTAATTCCTGTTAAGTCTTTGATTTTACTTATGATTTTAGACTCACGTTGCATAAGATTTTTTTTAATTTTATCTGCTTTCTCAAGATCAACTCTTACACCTTTGAATCTCATATCAACTAAACAAGGAAATAGTTTTGTCTCCAGGTTAAATACATCCCAAAGTTCTTGTGTGTATAGTTCTGTTTCTAATCTCTTCCAAAGTTTAAGTGTAGACTCCGCATCACGTTCCGCGTACTGTCCAACAAAAAGCGCTGGCAATCTCCACATATCTTTTTTAGGATCTAAACCATATTCTTTTGCTGCTGCATTAAGAATACTTTCGTCTTTACCCATACCTATATAAAATCTTGCTAGTGTATTTAATTGATAAGACAATCTGTTCTCATCAATCAAAGACGCTGCTATCATAGTATCAACTACTTTACCTTTAACTATTACTCCTGCTGATCTTAACCAACAGATATCATACATTGCATTGTGAAATATAAAGGTAGTATCTGGTTGATTACAAATATCTTGTAACCACGATAAAACCAATTTTTTGTCCATATTACCACCAGACTCGTGGTGGATAGGAAAGTACCCTGACCAGCCCTCTACGGCCACCGCAATGCCAGCAATGTGGCCTTTTCCAGTGACATTACCAGAGCCTAGCTCTTTTAAGTGTGGATCATTAGTCTCTAAATCGATTGCTATTTCCTTATGTCCTCGAAGATCTTTTAGTTCTTCTGGCATTACCCATTCCGTTTCTGGAGTAAACAACGGGATCTGGGTACTTCTCACGAATAGTCCCTTTCCAATATCATTTCTAAATAGTGTATTGCCTTCTTCACGTCCTCTTCTTTTCCTTTAGATTGATGTCTACAGATATACTTTATAGCGTTGCCTTCTGCAAAAAGCAACTTGTTTTCGTTTATAAAGTGTGCTGGCTGTATGCGAAAATTTTTATAATGCTTCCCGCCGACCTGTTTTTCTAAACTATCATATGTTGTTCCTTTAAATAATTCTTTATTTGTCATTTTTTCCTCCTTTAATAACTTCAAATTTTACAGGAGGTTTCCAACCATCCAATACATCTTGAACAAAAGCTTTATAAGCTAAAAATCCTTTTTCTGTCATATGACCTTTTGAATTATAAATAATATCCATTGTTAATAAACAAG